CCAAGCCAAAGAAAGTACTGAAATTCCAAATGATGTGTACGAATCTATTTTGGCAGAATTAAAGAAAGAAAGAATTAATGATACGCGTATGTTAAAGGCCGGTAAAATACGAGAAATTTTGAAGAAATTAAAGTTCAATAAATACTATGAACACGTTCCTCATATCCTGAATCGTCTCAATGGTCAGAATGCTCCTGTCATGTCACGTGAAGTTGAGGAGAAATTGCGTTATATGTTCAAAGAAATTCAACCGAGTTTCCAGAAACATTGTCCAGAGGGACGAAGCAATTTCTTAAGTTATTCCTATGTTTTGTACAAGTTCTGCGAACTTTTAGAGTTGGATGAATACTTGCCCTCTTTTCCTTTGTTAAAAAATCGTGATAAACTCTATGTTCAAGATAAAATTTGGCAAAAAATTTGTGCTGATTTAAAATGGGAATTTATTAAAAGTATTTAACGACGATTGCATAAATAATAAATAAATTCAATCCACATGGTTAGTAAACTTATAAAATGAATACATTCAAGAATAAAATACCACGTCATACATATTTATTGAATGTAGATCCATCCAATTTTCTACGAAAGGTTAAAGGTTTTTCACTATATAAATTTGATGAAACAACAAAGTCTTGATTTGTTCTTTCAAAAAGAAGTAGTTAGAAATCCAAAAAAATCTATGGATTCTGAGCAATCCGCAAAAGAGATTTTAGAACCTCTCTTTGTTCGTCCTATCCCTGAACATCAAAAATACAAAGCACAATTGGAAGAGGAATATTCTTTAATTGATAAAAATCAATTTGCACCTGTCTTCATTCAAGTGTGTACTATTTTAGAACTCATTCGTACAATTTCAGAAGAATCTGGAAATCCAATCCCCCATATTATTCGTGGTTCTGCTGGAAGCAGTTTAGTCTGTTTCCTTTTAGGAATTACACAAATTGATCCTATTCTTCACAATATCAAACTTGCGAGATTTATGAATACGAATCGCACGGATATGCCTGATATTGATATTGATGTTCCATATAATCGTCGAGAAGAGATTTATGGACAAATTGCTGCTACATGGCCAGGAATGGTGGCACGAATTAGCAATTATTGTACATGGAGTAATAAAACAGCAATGCGTGAAACTATAAAGGCCATGTTAAAAGAAAATGGCGAAGCCATCCCCCAAGCACTGAATCGAAAACATTACAATGCAGAGAAAATCCTAGGAGATAAAGAAAAAGTTGCGCTCGCCAAACAAACAGCGGGAGGAATGGTGGGAAAATTAAAACATTATAGTAAACATTGCGCTGGAATTGTTATCTTTGAGCAAGAAGGTGAAGTTCCAGAAGAATATATTTTACAACCATTGGAAGCCAATGGAAAACCACTTGTTCAAATAAAATTAAATAAAGATGATACAGAGAAAAAAGGATTTATCAAGATTGATTTATTAAGTAATCGTGGGCTTGCACAACTTGCTCAAATCTGTCCTGAACGACCTTTTACTGCCTATCCTTCTCGTGATGCGGCTACAGAACGAATCTTTGAAAAAGGATGGAATCTTGGAATTACATTTGGTGAATCTCGTGGGATGAGAAAATTATTTATGGAAATGAAACCACGCAACGTTCATGATATTGCAGTTGCACTAGCGTTAATTCGTCCAGCGGCTGCAGCAGAAGGAAGAAAGCAAGAATTTCTAGACAAATGGAAACTTGGAAAACGAGAGAATCCTCTAGAAAGACCAATTATTTATGATGATGATGCTATTAGTAAAATTCAGATGGCCCTCCATTGCTCATCTGCTGAAGCAGATACTTGGAGAAAAGCGTTTGCAAAAGGAAATGCCAAAGCCCGTGTTGAATTTCGTCAAAAGATGGCTTCTCTAGGACATTCACAAAGTATTATCAATTGTATAGTGGATGACCTAAATCAACTTATTTACTATAGTTTCTGTAAATCTCATGCTGTTTCCTATGCACAACTTGTATGGGCACTCGCATACTGGAAAGCACATCGTCCACATGAGTTCTGGGCAGCGGCTTTGAATCATTGTCATAGTGAATATAGAAAATGGGTCCATTATCGTGAAGCCCGTTGTTCAGGACTTTTACTCAGTTTGTCTTCTCCTCCTTACAAAATTGGCACACGTGGAGGAAACCCTAGTCTGATTTCTTCCGCAGGTGAACAAACATTTCTCTTTCCTCTTCCACCTATCAAAGAATTTCGTCAGTATGGTTACTGGACATCTGAAGAATTTCTTCCAGGCTGCGGTGTTTTCCAAGACCCCCAAACAAGATTAGATGGTCGTAAAGGATTCTTCTTTCGTGGACTTATTGCATCCTGTCGAGCGATAACACGTGATTGGGGAGCCTGTACATTAATCTGTTTGGGAGTTGACAATCGTAAATATATAGATTTAGTGATTCCTGGAAATCATAGAACAGATTTATTCAGATGGGCTATTTTAGAAGGGGTTGGCCTTTTAACAAAGCAAGATACATATGAAGTAGTAAAAATTCACGGTATTTCACTTACAAAATTAATACAATCCGGTTCCAGTCATCTCAAATAAGTCACGATTCACTATTCTAGGATACACATATCGTATATAATCTTCATCTTCCTCCGTAGGAACATGAGAGGTTGCTAATTGAACCATGGTTCCAGGAGAAGTTGCTCCAAATCCTTCTATGCGCGGTAAAACTAAAATTATCAGAAGTAAAACGGTAAATGCAGTCAATAATACGCAGGTAGATTTCTTCATTCTATATAGAATGAGTAAAATAAAACTCCGTCTTTTTTTAAAAGGTGGATTGGAAAAAGAAATTGAAATCAGCGAACTCAAACCTACATCCTATATTTTTGAAGAAGCCAGTAAACTTGCTGGAAGAAAGATTGAGCATTTGGAAACAGAAAATGGAAAAGAAATTCCAACAAAAGGTGTTATGATTAAAAATGTTCCTTTACAAAATGGTGTTTCTATTCATGAAGATGCTGATGAAGTCCCTCAAATTGATCCTCGTGCAAAATACAAAGATCCTTATTTGAGCAGTGAGGTTTGGATTGGACGAGTTAAACGTGAGGATGTTTTCCATGTGAAAGTCTGGTTCTTAGGACGCAGGCAATATATAACATTTATGGTCTATAAAGATGCTACAGTGGATGAATTCAAATCCATTTTAGGGCAACTCAAACGAGCAAATAGAATGTGGGATAATTATGTATACGAATACACATTTGAATATGAAAGAGAGAGTTGGGGCTCCAAAATGACCACAGGACATTGGTTGGGATGGGAAGGAAATGTAGAACGAAATTCTCGCCGCTATGTGGGTTCAAAAACATTGAAAGAATCCAATGTTGTAGATGAACAAGATTTTTATGAACGTGGACTTCCTAAAACACGTGAGCAAGAAGATAGAGAATATAAGGAGGCTACACGTAGAAGAAGAGAGAATATAAAAAGAGAAAAAGAAGAACGAGCGAGACGAGGAGAAGATACAGAAGGAGATAAGTTCTGGAATGAATTTTGGAGAAAGAGAGGATATGGTACTGGAATCCCAAGTTCTTCCTCTGTTCCTAAACCAAAATCTTGTGAAGCAACGTTACAAGAGTTTAATATTAAATCAAGAAAGGACTTTTTAGTTTGGGCTGTAACGAATCATCCTGATAAATTTCCAGATGCATCTGAGGAAGAAGCAAAGGTCATTACTGAAAGATTTCAAATTGTGAGCAATTGCGTAGATACTCTTTTTGCGCGGAAAGGAGGAAACAAAAACAGAAAAACAAGAAAACTAAAACAAAAAAGAAAGCAGAAATAGAATGAGTTCTGAAATTAAACTGTTTGTTACATTTCAAGATGGAACCTATCAAACAGTTTCCATTGGCTCTTTAAAACCGATTGGTGCTTTATTTGAAAAATTAAATGAAATAAAAGGTAGCCCAGTTCATTCTCTTTATAAAAATGGAGTCCAGATTCCAAAGAGTAAAGAAATGATAAAATATATTCCTCTCAAAAATGGGGATAAATTAACTGAAGGTGGTCCAAGTGGAAAACCTGTTAATTATAAAAATGTCCCTATGCATTCCTATCAAAATTCTGTTCTACGGGAAAAGGTTACAAAAGGAACTGTTCCAAAGGAAAGTGTTATGGAGATAAGAATTTATACAGACTCACTCTATCCTACTGATGTTATGGTGATGAAGACTGCTACATTAGATGATCTGAAAGTTACGATTTCTGAAATTATTCAACGCCCTGTACAAGAACTCTCAACAAATCCACGACTAAAAACCTTTCTAGGTTGGTCAGATGATATTGAAAATGAAGGTCGTGTTTATAATGGAAAACAGAAACTTGTCGATTTAGGAGTTGTCGATGGTAGTATTTTGGGCGAAATTCCGTTACCCAGAACAAAACAGGAAATTCAAAGGGAAAAAGAAGAAATGGATCGAAAAGCGAAAGAATTCCAAGAAGCAGCGCGCCGATTTGCAGAGGCGCGTAAAAAGGCACAGGAAGAAGCAAGAAGGCAATGGGAATTTGAAGAAATGATGCGAAAAATAAGAGAGGCTGAACGTGCAGCAGAAGCAGAAAAAAAGGCAAAAGAACAAAGATATGTTCCTCCACCTCCTCCTCGTCCTGTGAATATTTCTCCTGATGAACAATGCAAGGCATTACTCCGTAAAAATAAAATACTTACAAAAAAAGATTTTTTGAAATGGGCTATTAAAAATCACCCTGATAAAGTTGGACCAAATGAAAAAAATACTGCTACTAAGAAATTCCAAGAAGTAAGTAATTGCGCAGACAGAATGAAAATTTTGTATGCTACAGAAGATTGGGAGATTCCTGCACATGGTGGTAAAAAGAAATCCAAAACTCGTAAGGCAAAACGCGGGCTCAAAAATTGAAACCGTCCACCCCACCTAAGGAATCACCCAAACACACGCACAATGAACTTGTTTATCCTCCACAAAAACGCAATGGAATCTGCTAGGGCTCATGGTGATAAGCATGTTATTAAGATGTTACTAGAAGCATGCCAGATGTTGTATACTGCGCATTGGACTACCGCTCATCCTACACTCCTTGAGTGTAAGTCGGCTGTTGCACTTTCAAAGTTTCAAAAGACACTTCCTTTGCCTTCCTATCTTGAAGAAGCGCCAAAGCGTAAAAATGGAGAAAAGGGATTTCGTCCTGTTCACGTTCATCATCCTTGTACACAGTGGGTTCGTGCATCTCTCCAAAATTATCTTTATACATGCCAACTTGCTATGGCACTCGCAGATGAATATGAATATCGTTGGTCTGGAAAGGGGGCTCATGAATGTAAAAAGCATGCACGTTGGTTGTATGAAAATCCTCCTGATATTGCCCAAAAGGGGCTAGACCAATTTGCGATTGCTATGGATGATGAATACAGAATTAGTTCAGACCCTATTGTCTGCTACCGCCACTATTACAAAACCAGCAAGAAAGAACGTGGATTGATGACATATACAAAGCGTACAATCCCTTTCTTTCTTGTATAATATCATGTCATGTCATAAAATAACATCACATTGATTTTAATTATTAAATTATATCACTTTTTATTGTCCCGTTGCTCTTAAGCATGCATCGGGTTGACCCGTTGCGTTTAAGCATGCATAGGGTTGACCTGTAGCGGCTTTTTAAGCACGCATAGGGTTGACCCGTTGCGCTTAAGCACGCATAGGGAAGCCGACGAGGTTGGCGCCGATACCGAAGCCAGCACCCTGACGAGCCGTAATACCGATACTAGGGCTGACAACATCGAGGATGGCGAAGACCGCAGCAGCGACTACACCGAGGGTAACGATGTCCTGGAAGGGGAGAGACTTGGTAGGAACAAAGATAGCAGCGACGGCTACAAAGAGACCCTCGACTAAATACTTGATAAGACGATTAACGATTTCAGTTGTGGCGTCCATAATTCTATATTTCTTCACAAGATTTTTTTTGGAACGCAGAATTGTTTCTATTTAAACAAGTTCCACAATTCATGGCAGAATGCCAAAGCCGGACCGCGAAGAATTCCTTGAGGATGACCCTGAGATTTCTGGACAAAAGTTTTGTCTCTTGAGTTTTTTGAGCCCTGAGAAGGTTCTTGCCGATAAGAATGTTTTTCTTTTCCACAAGTTCATTCAGCAGTATGAATGGTCCCTTCGCCTTCGCAATCTTGAAGCATACATGGCCAAGACCATTCAAGGCATCAATGGGAAGTTAGATGAGCAAGCCGCGGAATTTGAAAAACGCGATTTGAGTGGAGTGGCTGACCTTTGTCGGGCTTCTCGCATCCGAATTGATACCCATATGGATAGTTTACAGACGTTTGTAAAAGAGAATGAGAATAACATCAAGGAGTCAACCCTTAAGGAAAATTTTGATGATTTCTTATTCAAGAATCGTGAGAAGTTAGAAGAAGAATTCTTTACAAAGAATAAATTCCAAACAACTGTTCGTGGGTTGAAGGTTCGAGGTGTCTTTGGTTCACAGGGAGAGGCTGAACTTCGCTCGAAGAAACTTCAGCGTTCTGATCCTCTTCACAACATCTACATTGGAGAGATTGGTAAGTGGCTTCCTTGGGACCCTACTCCTGTTGATGTACCCAACCAGGAGTATGCTGAAGACCAGTTGAATACACTCATGAAGAAGTACAAGGAGAATGAAGAGGCTCGTGAAATGTTCATGCGTGAAAATCGTAATAAAGGTGGTCAGCGCTCGGGTGCACCCATTAGTATCTCTCGTGAAGAGGGTAGTGGTGTAAACGAAATGTTTAATGGACCTGCTGATTTAGCCATTCAACGCAAGACTGAGAAGAAAGATGAGTAAATAAAAATACATTAGAGAGTGATAATCATTTCAAAATGTATTTATTTATTTCTTTTCAGGAACACAATTGATTTGACCATTTACAGTCTCCATCTTTGTTCCTGCAGGACAGACCATACCGTTCGATTGGAATCCCTCAGCAAAATAGTTATTGGTGTAGGGAGGATTGATATTGCGGCACACATTATCTTGGCAAAACTGTCCTTCCTCACACTTTACACCATAGCAGTTTACATCGCGGAAGCCATCGTAGTATTGAGGGAATACAGCCTTCAAGATATATAAAAGTGTTACTACACCAACAAAAACAACAACTAAACCAACAAGTCCATAACGTTTAGTACGAGCCATTTTCTAAAGAGGCATGAGAGATTCTATAAGTTCTCTTTTTCTGTACATTTTCCTTCTTTACAAAAAGCATTTGAACCGCACTGGCCTACCAAATCAGGAAGGCAATCATCTCCAATACCCTTTTCAAAAAAGATACTCACTTCTCCTTTGTAAAAGATATAACTGTATAAAAATATCACTGTAAGTATAAGCACTACAGCAAGAATAGCATACAAAATATGTAATGTGTTCATATCTAGTGCTCAAGAAACAATTTTTAAGGAAGAACCGGGAGAGATGTAGGTGGCAAATAAGGCATAGCCTCACTGCGGCAGAAACCATTCATACAGCGGAGGGGAAAGTTACAAGGAGGAAGGTCTACACCACAGCGGCTACCTGCTACAGAACTATTCTGGAATCCTTCCAGCAATGCGGAAATACGATAATATCGGTCAGCCACCAATAAAAGTATAGCAAAGGTGGCTATTGTTAAAAGTGCAATGACAGAGTTTCCACTCATCTCTTACATCTTGCGAACTTGTATTTGTGGACCCTTGAGTCTTCTCGCATCATTCGGATTGTATTGGTTATAATCCTCTTCATCCTTATCACGGAAGTGAGCAGCAGAATGTGCCCAGAACTCGGGAGCACCGATTCGGAAGTCAGGGTGAATTTCTGCTTTGTAGTAAAATATACAGTCTTCTAATTTACTGCTTTGGCTTGTATTGTCAATCACTAAACATTCGTAGTTTTGAGTGCACTGGTCCATAATTTGACAGAAAAACTCAAAAGAAGGGAAGGCAGAACCATAGTTATCAAAAATGCGCTTACGATTTGACAAATAGGGTTCACGTAAAATAAATACAAAGTCAACGTTTGTTCGTAGAGCCGGTTGAATACCGAGCGGGTACTGCATAGTGATTAAAAAGAAACACTTTAACCAACGACCGTTCATGAATAAATAACGAATATTCTTATCGTGTGTCCAACTATCATCATACATACAATCATCCAAAATCATGAATGAGCGAGGATCAATTCTTGAACGTTGCCCATTTTGCTGCTCTCTCATGATTTTTGCCATCACAAGTTTCTGACGTTTTACAAAGTTTGCCAAGATAACAGGACTATACTCACCGTGAATGAATAAAGGAGGAATCATTTTACCATAGGCACCGTTGGATTCTTCTGTACCTGAAATAACCGTTCCTAAAGGCATATCCTGGTGGTGAAACAAGAGGTCACGTACAAGCGTTGATTTACCTGTTCTTCTTCTTCCGATAAAAACGCAAACGGCATCCTGAGGAATCCGTTTCATATCAAAACGCTTTAGACTTACACTTACTGAGTCACTGACTGGCATTTCTGGTTCTTTTTAGAAAATTAATTGTGCGCTTTTATACGAATATAGGTTTGTAAAAATAGAAAAGATGACAGAAACGTATGAGAATGAACTCCGGGGGATTCAATTACCTCCTCCAAGATTTTATAATGCTCCACTTTCGTCACAATTACAATCTGTAAAAGGGTACAAGCATCTTCAAACATTCTTTCCGACTTTAACAAAACTCTTTCGTTTGAATAAATTTAGCGCAGAGAATGTTTGGTTTGATACAAAATGGAGAATTCATGCTCTTGATTGTTCTGGTACATCTGGGCAATGTACTGTTCTTCTTGAAAAAAATGTGATGGATTGTTCATCTCAAGAATTTAAAACAGTGCCTGCTTATCTTAAAGTTTCTCATCTTCTTGATCCCGTTCGCTGGATTCAAGGAAAATACAGTCTTCCAAAAGAATCAGGTCTTCCCTGGCATTCAAGCACCTGGACAAATGCTTGGCATAAACTCCAAGACCCATGGAATCAAGCGTATGTAGAAACACTGGCCAGTTATGCACTTGGAAAATTGCGTGAAGAAGATGTAAGTCCCCACTTCAATCATTTTTATGGTGCATTTTGCGCAAGAGCAGATGCTTATAGATATAATATGAATGATGAATTTGCAAGTTTTAGAAATAACAGATGGTTTTGGAAAGCCAAACAAAACAAATTGTACAAAATTATTGTTTTGAATGGTGATAATCCATCTGAACCAGTTGATGAAGAAATATTAGAAGAATTTTTGAATCCACCTGATTTTGAAGATGACTCTGAAGAGGAACGCTCACAACTCACTGAAATTGATATGGATGCTTGTGAATTAGATGAATTAAAAAGTTTAGAGAGTGCATCCCTCAAAACTGAATCAGAAGATGAGGAAAGTGATGAAGAAGAAGATTCAGAAATTGATGATGACCAGTATATAGTTTATGCGGAGATTGAAAATTTTCCAGTTATGTTACTTTTAACTGAAAAAAATACTGATACAATGGATTCTCTTCTTTCAGGAAAATATAGTAAATGTGTACCCAACACTCCTGAATGGGAACAACAATGGTCTGCATGGATTTTTCAAGTAATTTCAGCATGCGCAGTCATGCAGAAATTCTTTGGGATGACACACAATGACCTTCACACAAATAATATAGTATGGGAAGAAACTGATATTGAATATTTATACTATAAAAGTACAAATGGTCGAATGTATAAAGTACCAACATTTGGAAAACTTTTCAAAATAATTGATTTTGGAAGAGCCATATTCAAAATTAATGGTACTTTATTTGTAAGTGATGATTTCCGAAAAGGAAATGACGCTGAAGGTCAATACGCATTTCCTCCTTTAGTTCCTAAACCTACAGAAGTTGTAACACCAAATCCTTCGTT